ACTATTGCATGGTGCGTCAACGCCAGCATTGCCCATGAGCTAAGAGCCCCCATAGGTTGCCCTACAGCATACTCTACAATACCGGCTGTATCAGTCGGTTTATAGTAATATGAGTAGGGTCTACCCACAAGGAGTCTCGCCCAATTTAACGCAAATTCCATCCCGTATAGGGACGAAAGGAGGTTAATCTGGAGTGAAATTGGCAACCTGTCGGTCGCAGCAGATAAATCTAGAGAATAAGCCGATGGCCAGCGCTGATACTCTCGTATCGGGGCCAGTTGATCAAAAGTCCCGTCCATTGGGAGATATTTCAGAATTCTAAATATCTCTAAATGTAACGGTTCTAAGACCCACTGTGTCCACGCATCAACCATCGCAAATACTCTAACCTTACCCGCCGCTTCTTGTTTGAAGCCAAGTTTACCCATTGGGTATATGGTAGACGGTAACGGTATATCAACGTTACTATTCGCCGCTTCCAACAAGATCCGAGTAAACCCTGGATATCTAACCTTTGTTTCCGGCTGAAACTTCTTACAGAAGTACAGTACCGTATCCAAAAGGCCAGATGATCTAAGGTTTCTTGCGGACCTTATCAGAACCAAGGGATTTGTGGAAATCATTCCACCTGCGGTTCCGGGGGCAGATTTCAGAATCGGAGAGGGATCAACTCCTCTCGACTCTAGTTTATCGCCCGCTAAATTGAGAATCATTTTACTGAACTCAGGGATGAGGTTATTAACCTCGTGAAATAGGTCTCTTAGGCCTGCTTCTCCCTTGAACCCATCGGTGATGGTATTCAATTTTAGCTTCCCGGGCATTTCTAACACCCTGTACAGATTAAGTACAGTTAGGTAGAAACGCATCAGGTCGTAGTTCCCAGCGCGAATTAACGCGCGGTCCTGTCCTAGAATGATTCTAGGTAGTCCTCTATTAGTTCTGCTAACACGTGGTCCCAAGGGAGTTAAATCCCTTAGACGGAACCCCGCTAAGCTTTGCTGCAAGAGAACTGTATTTGCCTTTAGAAAGACAATCAGTCCTCGCATCCCCTGTTTCGTATAGATGTCGGAAAATCTTCGAATGAGGTGTACAATTACACTGACTCGGAATTTGGTAGTACCAAGCCCAATAGCCCCTAACATTCTTGCGAATGTTTGGACTAGTAGGCCCTTGCTTTTTACAGCAAAGCTGCCATTGATTACTCCCGCATCCAAGTACTGTGATC